TTCTCGTACTCGCTCACCTCGGTGGGCCTGAGAGGGCTGTAGCTGGCAGATGGCGCAGTCTTCGCCTTGGACTGCTCTAGGATATTGCGGATAGCCGCATCCGTTCCGTCCTTCATATTCACGGCACCGCCCTCAGCCTTGTGCAGCCTAATGCCCTCAACGTCTGATCCCTTCGGCGCAACCAACAACGACTCGTAGACATCCTTCGGCATACCCTGCGGCGTAACGATCTGACCAACCACATCTCCAACACCGAACAGATCACCTCGGCTATGCGGCCTCAGTGTCGGGTTATCCCCTGTCATCGTGTTCAGCATCTCAGTGGGCGTAGCGTATTCCGTGGACATCCCATACTGATGCCCAGCACCACTGCGCTCAATGGTCGCCAGAAAGTTTAGGTCATCCAATATAGGATCACCACCACTACGCTTGAACAGCCCCTGTCGCACTAGGTTTGAATGGGTTGCAGGGCCAACGTCCTTTGGGATCTCACTAAAGCTTTTCAAACCGGATTCAAGACCAGACATCTTCGGGCGGTTCGTCTTGGGATCGATGGCAACACCTACGTCCTGCATTACGCCGAAGTCCAACACCTTGCCCGTCTTAGGATCGACGAACGCACCAGAGAAGAAGTCTGGACGCTGCATCTTGTTGACCTTCAGAACCTTCTCGACCAAAGGCTGCACGTTTGGAAACTTGTCAGGCTCAAGGAACCAGCGGTTAGGCATGGGTATCACTTGTGTACGCAGGGGATCAGAAAGCTTTTCAGCTACCCGTCCAACCTTAGATAGCTTTGATGCGAACTTCAAAGCGTCAAGTGGGCCAGCCATGTTCTCTCCTAACTAGATCGTGCAGAATGGATGTAGGATTCTTTTTGCCTCAATATAGACGGCATGGGCTTGTGCTGCTTCATCAAAATATCCTAAATGTTTGGTCTTTCCTTCAAACCGAATGTGAGATCTCCATTTATTGGCTCTACTTTCCCAAATTGCTCCAATCAAGCCAGACCTACTATCCGACCTAGCTTTACGAGCGTTCTGTTTGTTCTGTGATGCTGTTGCAGCCCGTAGGTTTGAAATTCGGTTGTCAACCCTTTCGCCGTTTATGTGATCAATCTGATCATTAGGCCATTTGCCATGAACGTATAACCAAGCCAACCTGTGCGCTTTGTATCTTTTTTTGTCTATACCTATTGTCAAGTAACCACTTTTTATTACTCCAACGCAATTTTGACCGCGCCTAATATTATTTGCCGGAAATCTTGTGAACTGTCCTGTTTCAGCATCGTAATGAAAAAGTTCTTTCAACCTTTGCGCTGTCAGAATTTGATCACTCACTAGGCACCTCTATTCTCAAGATGAATAAGGATTAGACCGCTTCGGACGAGCGTCTGCGTAATCGTCGTCATCGTAGCGCGGCTCAGGGTTGATGTCCAGCCATGACGTATCTTTCAAGAAGCGTATTGCCTGCGTGCATGAATCTACATAATCATCGTGCGTAGCATCAGGGAACGCACACAACTGGCTCAGGAAGCCCTCAGCCCAGTCCTTGACGTATCCCTTCTTAACACCAGACTCAGGGAGCCACACGCGACCGCTCGTGAAGATGGATGCCGTGATCTGCAGACGCTGCATCTTGTCAGCCCTGCCCGGATTCCACGCCCTTACCGGCAGATGCATATGCCGCAGTTCCTGTATCAAAGAGATTCCAGCAGCCTTGTCCTCTACCAGTATCAGGTCTGGCCTCTTTGCTTCCTTGCCCTCGCCGTAGCTGACCTTCCACTCGTCTAAGACCTTCGGCTTCAGCTTTGGGAACGTCAGGTGTTCTGCCCAGCAATCAATTAACAATACAGCCATCGGCCCGTCTAGCGGCTTGAACACGCCCCATGTGGTCATCGCAGTGGGGTCGTTGTGTTCCTTCTCTGAGAAGGCGCAGTCGTAGCTTTGCAGGATGTACTCAAACTTCGGGAACGGAGTCTTCGCAGGCCACAGCTTGAACATATCCCGGCTGACGACCTTACCGTCCTCCAGATCAACGATCTCTCCCAGCACCTCCTGCTGGTACAGCGCACTGCCCTTGTACTGCTCTAGCTGCCTGCTGAACGTACTGGAAAGGTTGTCGATGTTGTCGTAAGTACTAGCCCTATCGACTATTACGTCATCACCCTCGCGGCTCAGAAGATCCAGTATCAGATCCTTGTGCTTTGGAGTCGTTGTCGCTATCACCCTCGGCTTGTCGCCCAGACGCAGGCCCAGCATCATCATGTCCCACGACTCGCCTGCCCCCAAATACTGGAACGCCGCTAGTTCGTCGGCCCAGCAGTAGTGGAATTGTGGGCCTCGGAGCCGCTCGTATGAATCCGCAGAGATTCCCCTTATGGTAGACCCATTCACTAGAGTGATCAGGTGATCCATCTTGTTGTAGTCCTTGATCAGAGACGGAGGGATGCACGCCAGCAAACCTGACGCCCCCTCGTAGCATGTATGCTTGATGTCGTTGCTCGTTGGTGCCAGTACCAGACATCTTACCCCCGGTTCAGTCCATGCCCACCACCACAACGCTTCTGCCGCGCACCTAGTCTTACCAGCACCCCTACCTGCCAGCAGCAGCCAGATCGTCCAGTCCTGCTCCAATGGCGGCGGGATCTGATGCCGGTGCGCCTTGTCTACCCATCCCATCCGCGCCAGCCACGCCACCCTGTCGTCCTCCGGCAGCGAATTGAATGCTTCCGGCTGGATTACATCAATCGCCAGCACGCTTCTTGAGTTCCATGTTGCTCAGTATGGCGTGCAGCTTCTCATAGGTCGCGTCCTCAGTTCGTATCGGTGCGCCTCCTTCGACTCCCTCTACTCCGATCCTCTCGCCGTAGACTTTCGGCAGATACTTCGCGGCTAACCACTTCCTGCCGTCCATCCTCAATCGGTTCCACGCTATCGATCCCGGATCCAGTTTCACATTGCCATGCTCATCCGTTACCTTCAACGGTTCCATATCAATAATGTGAGCAATCTGATCTGCGTAGGTGTGCGCTCCGTCCTTACGAGCCTCTTCGTATTGCTTCCTAAAAGGTTCGTGCCGCCTTAACCACATATAGACTGTGGTCATTCCGGGCATATGCTCGTCCTTGGTGATCTTGCTGACTGGTTCACCACAGGCGAGTCTTCCACATATCTCGGCGCAGACCTCATCGGATATGATTGTGGGCCTACCCCGGACGGAATCCTTTTTGGGCTTGCGCGGCTTGGTCAACTTTGGCATTTGATTAAAACGCTCCTGTTGATTCTAAAGAAGAATCTGGAATTAAAGTGATAATATTAGCACTTTGTTGGCCCACAAAAAATAAAGGCTCCAACAAGGAGCCTATCAAGTTATAGCTTATAAATCAAGCTATTCTTCTATTGTTACATCCTGTTCTTTTATCCCGCTGTACACCATCAAGTCAATCCTTGCGTTCATAAGATCGTCTGCAAGAATCCAACTGTCTTTTGCGTTGATTTCCTTAAAAGAACAGAGCCTGTCCTCTGCCTTTTTCATGGCTTCAATCGCCTTGAGTATGTATTCCGCTTTCATGCTTTTGCCTTTCGTTCAACTGTATACATATCGTCTGGCAGATGGCAGTAGATTCGGTTGCCATATGCACTGAAATGAGTTACTGGAACGTAGGCAATTGGGTATGCCTTGTTGTACTGGTGTATCGCAATCACCATTTCTGCATCCGGTTCCTGCCGCAGCAGGGCTATTAGTTCTGACGCTTTCATGCTTGCTCCTCCAGATTGTCAATCGCTTCCTGCTCTGTCTCTCCGTAGCCGATTGGGTCACCGGCTTCGTAATTATCTCCAACTGCTGTCCAGTCAAAGTACCGGCTTGGTACGGGGGGCTTGATGTGTGTGGTGATCATGCTGCCGCCTTGGCAATCTTGATTGCCCCCGCCAACGTCCTGCTTGCGCCAATCTGATCCCAGCCACGCGAACAGACGAGAAACGGAAGCTTGCGGTCAACCAAGCCATGTTTGCTAACCCTCCGAAGTTCATCATGCCGGATGAAAATGAAGCCCTTTTCATGGCAGACATCCTCCCACTTACGCACCGGCACACCCTCAACTGCATTGGTAGTGATGCCCAACTTCCGAGTTACGCCAGCCAATATGTAGATTTGTGTCATGGTCATCTCCTTGATTCATTCCGTACCAAGTCGGTACAACCCAGATAATACGCCTTTCCGAACCGCTGTCAACAAATATTTTCAGGGGATTCCCCATCCTAAGATGGGGGTTCCCTTTAGGCCACCTCTACGCAAACCCACTCCAGTTTAAATCCTTCTGGGAGGGTTGTTGTACCTTCCGG